TATTTTTTTTAATTTTTCATATTTATAATTAAAAATATATATGTTATTAAAGATAGGATCAACAGGTGAAGATGTAAAAAAACTTCAAGAGAAATTAGGGTTAAAACCCGATGGTGAATTCGGTAAAAATACCGAAGCTGCGGTAAAAAAATGGCAAAAAGCTAATGGACTTACTGATGATGGTATTGTGGGTGATAAAAGTTGGTCAAAATTATTTGAAATAACTAAAATTATTACTGAAGATAAAGTTTTAACACCTAATACACTAGATATTAGTAAATTAAAAGGTCATATTCCGGATTCTGTCATGGTTCAACTACCGGAAACAATTAAAAAATTCAATATTACCAATAATTTGCGTTTATCACATTTTTTAAGTCAATGTGCGCACGAATCAGGTAATTTTAAAGCGGTATCTGAAAATTTAAACTATTCTTCTGATGGTTTAAAACGAATTTTTCCAAAATATTTTCCCGGTAACCTTTCAGAATCATATGCCAGACAGCCTGAGAAGATTGCATCTAGAGTATATGGTGGTAGAATGGGTAATGGTGATGAAAATACTAAAGAAGGGTATAAATTTAGAGGTAGAGGTTATATTCAATTGACTGGTAAGAACAATTACACTAAATTTAGTGAATTTATTGGTGAAAATTGTGTTTCTAACCCTGATTTGGTTGCAAATAAGTATCCATTAGCATCTGCGGCGTTTTTCTTTGATGTAAATAAGTTATGGAATATCTGTGATTTAGGATCTAGTGATGATATAGTGAAAAAAGTAACAAAACGAGTTAATGGAGGTGATAATGGGTTAACAGATCGTATAAAACACTTCAAAGAGTACTATAATTTGTTGAAATAGTTTACATTATCACAATAATGTCATATTTTTAGGTAAAAAAACATAAAATATGACATTAATTATAGTTTTAATCGTTTTTTCGATCATTTTATTGAGTATTTTTATCGGATTTTACATCTGGTGGGTAAAATATGGTAAAAAAATATTTAAAATGTTCACAGATCTTCAAAAAATGGGTAAATCAGACAATAATATACCTAATTTTACCAATTTAGGTGAACAAATGAGGTTAATTAATGATTTATTATCGAAAAAATTAAAAAAATAACACAAAAACCACCAAAAAACCACTAATTTAAAGGAAAAATATAGTTTTTTCATGAAAATTAGTGGTTTTTTATCATAAATTGATCAAAATATTCATTTTTTTAGGTAAAATAGTCGTAATTTAAGAAGTTTTTATTATAAAAAAGACCTATTTTAGGTCATTTAGACTCCAAAAAACACCATTATTGGGTTGAAATCTTCTTTTTATTTGGTTTGATTTCAACCTCATAAGCACCTGAATTAGACTTAAAATTGTCATATTTCCATATAACAATACAATCTTCATATTCGAATACTCTTTCGAAAGATATTTGTTGTTTAGTTTTATTATTATTTTTACTCATAAGTCAAATATAATAATAATTATTTAAAAAAATCAACTAATCTTTTTTCTCTTTTTGAATTTGATGTAAAATATATCCTGAAATTGTAAATTCCAAACCAGCCCACATCGTAATATCACTAGTTGACATAGAATCTAACTTATGTATTAGGAAATATATCATACCCCATTGTCCAATTATAAACGCAATTCCTGATTCAATTCTTTTTTTCGAGAAAAATGATGGTTTATGTGAATAAATGTTAACCACCTCAGTGATGGTTTTTTTAATATTTGTCCATCCAAAGAAATATTTTTTGTTTTTCATAATGTTTTTTAATATAAATATCTTAATTGTATGTAATTAACTATTTACTTTATTTTATATGTGATAATATAACAAATACTGACAAAAATATTTAATATACTGACAAAATGTCAGTTTTATACTTTTGGTATGATTTTTAAGGAATGAAATGTCGAAAAAAAAAATAAACAATAAAAAACAAACAAAAATTATGAGTAAAATAATTGGTATTGACTTAGGTACAACAAATTCATGTGTTGCGGTAATGGAAGGTAATGAACCTGTGATTATTCCAAATAGTGAGGGAAAAAGAACAACCCCATCAATCGTCGGATTTATAAATGGTGGTGAAAGAAAAATTGGGGATCCCGCTAAACGACAAGCGGTTACTAACCCTAAAAACACCGTATATTCTATTAAAAGATTTATGGGTACAACTTTCGATGAAACTAAAAATGAGGTGGATCGAGTTCCCTATTCAATTGTGAAAGGTAAAGGTAATATCCCTAAAGTTAACATTGATGGTAAAGAGTATTCTCCCCAAGAAATTTCAGCGACAATCCTTCAAAAAATGAAAAAAACAGCCGAAGATTATTTGGGTAGTTCAGTTACTGAAGCGGTTATCACAGTACCGGCATATTTTAATGATGCTCAAAGACAAGCAACCAAAGAAGCTGGTGAAATTGCCGGTTTAAATGTGAAACGAATTATAAATGAACCTACCGCCGCGGCGTTGGCATATGGATTGGATAAAAAATCTAATGATTCGGTTGTGGTTGTTTTTGACTGCGGTGGTAAACAAGTATCTGCCTCCGCCTTTTATTTAAATTAATAAAAGAAATAATTAAAAATCGGTAAATTGACGGGGAACCCCTTAGAGACCAATAGACCAAATAAAAATAGTGATATATTTTATGGCCAAATATAATGATTTGGGTAAGGTAAAACAGATTGGTATTGGGAAATCCGCAGCGAAGTGTCTTAGTGATAAGATGAACGTTCAACGACTAGATAAAGTATTCTCACTGAGAAGAAATATCCACGAAAACCGATAATAGGTGGTACTTTTGATATGTTACATAATATTTATAATAAAAGTATTATGGTAACAATTGAAAAAAATAAAATGTTCTTTGACTTATTGGAAAAAAGTATTATAAGTGTTGAAAATATTTCAACTAATGTAGTTTTTAACGAAAATTTTAAAATTGGTTTATATAAAAATAAATTTTCAAATTTAGATTATGGTTCAATTACATTATTTATGAATAATAAACCTTTAAAATCTAAAGATTTTAAAATTAATTATATCTGTGAATGTGGTAATCATAATAAAATACATTTAGTTAAATTTCTTAAAAAGAAATATTTTAGATGTGTAAAATGTAGAGAAACTGAAGAAAAACGAAAAAATCATAGTAATCTATTAAAATCTGAAAATTTTAAAAAAAAAGAAATAAAAATTAATAAATTTGATATAAATGAAGAGATTAAAACATCTAATAAATTGTTTATAAATGAATCTCAAAAATTTAAAGAAAAATATTTCACTAAAAATTTAACAATTGATGAATTTTTAAAATTTAAACCAAATATTGTTTCGATAAAAAATATTAATGTTGAAAAATTAAATTTTATATTTGAACCACATATTAGAACTAATAATCAATCTAAGTATTCTCAATATGTGATTTTAAATGATGAAAAAATATTATTAACTAATATTAAATTTAAATGTGATAATTGTTTTGATATTTTTAATACAACTAGAAAATTAAAAACTAAAATTGATAACCATAAAATTTTATGTCCTAAATGTTCTTTTTGTAATAAAATTTTTAAAATAAAAAAATACAAAACAAAATTTAATGATGATATAACTTATCAAAGTAATTTAGAAATGTTTTTTATTAAACAATGTGAAAAAAATAATATTAGAATATTAAATGGTCATACAATACCATATTCAGTTAATAATAAAATTCATAAATATAGAATAGATTTCCATTTACCTGAATATGATTACATGATAGAAATTAAAGGTAATCATATTTGGCATAGAAACCAATTAAAGACTGGTATATGGGCAGAAAAAGAAAAAAATGCAATTAATTATTGTGTTAATATCAAAAATACTTATAAAATTTTATTCCAAGAGGACATTGATGATTTTATGACATCTATTAAGATATAGTCTGAACTTATGTGAAAATATAAGAAGTTAAGATAAAGAACTTAACGATAACAAAACTGGGAACTCATGATGTTTCAATTTTAGAGTTAGGAAATGGTGTATTTGAAGTTTTATCAACCGATGGTGATACACATTTAGGGGGTGATGATTTTGATCAGGCAATTATTGATTATTTAGTTGAGGAATTTAAAAATGAAAATGGTATTGATGTGTCCAACGACCCTATGGCGTTACAAAGATTAAGAGAAGCTGCCGAAAAGGCTAAAATTGAATTATCTTCATCTTCTTCTACGGAAATTAATTTACCATATTTAATACCTGTGGATGGTATACCAAAACATTTGGTTTTAACATTAACTAAATCTAAGTTTGAACAATTGGTAGATACTTTAGTTAAAAGAACTATAGAACCTTGTAAATCTGCGTTAGAAAGTGCTGGTCTTAAAGTTACCGATATTGATGAAATTATTTTAGTTGGTGGTACAACTAGAATTCCTGCAGTACAAAACGCGGTTAAAGAATTTTTCGGTAAAGAACCATCTAAAGGTGTTAACCCTGATGAAGTAGTTGCTTTAGGTGCTGCAATTCAAGGGGGTGTTCTTGCTGGTGATGTTAAAGATGTGTTATTATTAGATGTAACCCCATTATCTTTGGGTATTGAAACTGTAGGTGGTGTTTTCACTAAATTAATCGAGGCTAATACTACTATACCAACAAAAAAATCTCAAATATTCTCAACAGCATCTGATAATCAACCAACAGTCGATATACACGTATTACAAGGTGAAAGAGTAATGGCTAAAGATAATAAAACTATTGGTAAATTTTTATTAAATGGTATTCCACCAGCACAGAGAGGGATCCCGCAAATAGAAGTGATATTTGATATCGATGCCAATGGTATTATTAATGTTTCAGCAATCGATAAAGCAACTAATAAAACACAATCAATTAAAATAGAATCATCTTCAGGATTATCCAAAGAAGAAATTGAAAGAATGAAAAATGAAGCTGAAGAAAATGCTGAAAGTGATGCAAAATTAAAAGAAGAGATTGATTTATTGAATCAAGCTGATAGTATGATATTCCAAAGCGAAAAATCATTGAAGGACTTACAGGATAAAATAACTGAGGAACAAGTTAATGATATTAAAACATTGATTAATAAATTAAGATCGTCCCACAATTCTAAAAATATTACGGAGATTAAAACTGATATGGATAATTTAAATACTAAGTTACAGACAATTAGTCAGGACTTGTATAAAAACGTTAACGAGAATGATCAAGGTACTGAACCTGATATGAATGTGTCAGATGTGGAATTTGAAGAAGTAAAATAATAAAAAATAACCCTACCATTTTCGGTGGGGTTATTTTTTTTTGTATATTTGTAATATGGATACACGAAATTTAAATATTATAGATAAATTAACTTATGTTGGTGAATTTAGTTTAGCAACAAAATCACAAGACAATCTAATACAATTTAACAAAGTTTTGACACCAAAAGAAATGTCAAATAAACAAGGTCGTATTTATTTTTTTGTTGAGATGGTTGATGATGAAATAACCAAAATTTTAAAAATAGGTAAATCTTCCGATAAATCAGGTTTAAACGGAACTATAGGTTGTTATGTGAACGCATTATCAGGAACACCAGGTCAAAATAGATTTTGTATGCATCATATGATATATGATAAATTAAAAGATGGTTTTAAAATTAAGGTATATGTTAGATTTGTTGAATCGATAACAAAAATGGTTAATGGTTTATTCAGTGAAGTTGAAATGGAAATTCCGTTAGATGTAACTTATATTGAACAATTATGTTTAAATGATTATAAAGAATTATTTGGAAATTTCCCTGATTGGAATTTTATGGAACGAGGTGAGAAATTGCCTATTGATTTGATGGAGAGTTTTGGTATTTTTATAACGAATAAAAAGAAATCTAAAAATACTGAATTAATATGAAAACACCCTTAAGATATGCTGGTGGTAAAAGTAAAGCCATTAAAATAATAACCCCCTATGTTCAAAATGTGGATAGAATTATATCACCCTTTTTCGGTGGAGGATCGTTAGAAGTTCATTGGGCATCTATGGGTAAAGAAGTTATTGGATTTGATATATTCAATACATTAACTAATTTTTGGGATGTTTTAATTAATAATAGAGAAGAACTTGTTGAAAAATTAAAAACTATAAATCCAACCCCTGAAGAATATAAAAGAATTAAAGATATTTTAATTCAATGGGATGAAACACAAGATTTATTATCTAAATGGAAGACTGATCATTATAAAAGAGATAATATAATACAATTGGATAGAATAACCGCGGCAGCTTATTACTATTTTAATCACAATACATCATATGGTCCTGGATACTTAGGTTGGGGATCTTCGGTTTATCTTAAACAGAATAAATGGGATGCTATGATTGATAAGATATCCAAACTTAGATTACCAACTTTATCGGTTAGTCAATCCAGTTTTGAAGATGTATTTTCAAAATATAGAGACGATTTTTATTATTTGGATCCCCCATATTATTTAGAAAAAGATTCCGATAATAAAATGTTTACCGGAATATATCCGATGAGAAACATACCAATTCACCACAATGGTTTTGATCATGAAAAATTACGGGATTTATTATTATCACATAATGGTAATTTTGTTTTATCTTATAATAATTGTGAAACAATTAGAGAATATTATAAAGATTTCGAATTATTTTACCCAAAATGGAATTATTCAATGGGGAATGGTGAAACCAGAGTTGGTAAAAATAGATTAGAAATGGGAATAACCAATACCAAAGATTCTCACGAAATTTTGATAGTTAAGCGTTAATTTTGTATATTTGTTTTAAAACGATATATTATGGCTAATTTTTATAATAATATGGACAAAATTAACAATATCATCACCAAATATTCTTTATTATTTGGTGGGATATTTTCATTTTATAATACAATATGTTGTAGCAAAACTGAATGGGAAATGTTGGCATGGGCATGTGCTAGTATGTTCGCTTTAAGTGGTTTTTCTCAAATTGCTAACCTTGAAAAAAAATTAAAAGACGATGAAGATAGTGTTTCTTGATCATGATGGTGTAATGTGTCTTTCAACAGAATGGGGTGGACGCATGAAAAAGATTAAAAAATGGAAATTGGATAATCCGGGTTGTAATGGATATGTTAATGATCCATTAATTCCGGCACATGTTAAAATGGATAATTTCAATACCAAAGCTGTTAAAATATTGAATGAAATATTGGAATTGACTGATGCTGAGATTGTTGTTTCATCTGATTGGAAATTACATAATACTTTAGAACAATTACAAGATATGTTTAAAGAATATGGTGTGATAAAATCACCAATTGATGTTACACCGGATAAAATATTAAAGAAAATGTCCGACTTGGAAAGTAACAGAGTGAGTGAAATTAATGAATGGTTAATTAATCATCCTGAAGTAACACATTGGGTTGCAATTGATGATTTGGATTTAAGTGAATTACCTAACTTCGTTCATACTAAAAAAATGAAGGAAGGGATTAAACAATCGGGGATTAAAGAACAAATTTTAAAATTTTTATTATAAAAAATGAAAGGGGACGGTAGCGAGCCTTTCCCCTTTCTTAGTTACCGAAACGATAACAGTCCTAAACGGATATTCTTATAGACCTTTTACAAGGTTAATACATTGTTTCAAATATTCTTTAGTTCTTGGTGATGGTGTGAACTCATCATCTTTAACTTGTAAATTCAACACTTTTTCGATATCTTTTACTAATTCGGTTCCGTGTTCATTTTCTTTATATAATTCGATGATTTTATCCATAGCTTTATGACATTCACCACTGGTTTCATCATAGTAATTTTTATTACGGAATTTATTTAAATGATTCATCATATCATAAGATAAGTGTTCACCACCATCTTTAATATCTTTCATTAATCTAATATTTGTTAATATACCCAAAGTATCCACAATACCATTTATACCACCATTTCTTTTTGTAATACCTGGTGAGTATTTAGCATAACCGTCAGAATTTCCAACAATTTCATCTAATGGTATAATATTTTCGGGAACACATCTTGCTTTAACTTTTCTTTTATTAGAACTATCATCCTCAAGAATAACTTTACGAATTGCTTTTCTAATATCTTTTTCGTTAATCATTTTTTTCATAATTATTTTTTTTATTATAAATATCTATTAAAACAATAACTATCATACTATTTATAGTAAATCTCTTTTTTATGAAAAAAATTTTAAAAGAAAATTACGATTCAAAAATGGTTTTAACTGAAAATATTGAAACCTCAAAAAATTTGAATTATCATATTAATAATAATTTAACATTATCCGAGAGTATATTTAGACCATATTCTGATAGTTATTTTTCATTAATAAGTGAAGTTAGAAACTTATATGAGGAAAATAAAATTCAAATACCAAATAAAGATAAATGGTTAATTGAGTCTGATTTAGGTAAGATGGTAGTATTATCAAATGGTGAAATAGTATCATTAGATTGTCCCTATTTGATAACTGAAGAGGAAATACTAACAGAATCTAAAAAAAAGGATGATAGATGTACTAGATTGGCAAAACAAAAATATGATGTTTGGCCATCAGCGTATGCTTCAGGTGCGGTTGTTAAATGTCGTCAAGGTAAAATATGGAAAGAAGAAATCGAACTTGATGAGGCAACAAAGACGGATTATTCAAAAGAAAAAGAACAAGGATTACACGGATGGTTTTCAAGACAAGGAGGTAAAGGTAAAACACAAGGATGGGTTGATTGTAATACATGTCGAACAGATTCTAATGGTAAAAAAACTTGTAAGTCTTGTGGTAGAAGTGAAGGTGAGGAAAGATCAAAATATCCAGCATGTAGACCTACTCCATCAGCTTGTGGAACCAAAGGAAAAGGTGAAAAATGGGGTAAAAAAACTAAAATGGGTGTTAAAGAAAATGTTAAGATATCCAACATATTAAAATATTACATCAATAATAATATATTGTTATCTGAAAATGTTTTTAAAATCTATTCTAAAAATTATTTTAATTTAATTAATGAAGTAAGATCGTTATATGAAAAAAATTTAATAAAATTAAATGAGGAAGACTCTTGGATTATTGAAAATAATAATGAAATATTGTCGGAAGCTGAATATCAAGGTAAAAATGTTAAATTAAATTACCCAACTAGAGATACCGGAGGTAAAAAGAAATACAAAGTATATGTTAAAAATCCTAAGACAGGAAATATTAAAAAAATTTCATTTGGTGATGTTCATGGTGGTTTAACTGCTAAGGTATCAAATCCTGAAGCGAGAAAATCATTTGCAGCAAGACACAATTGTAAAGATAAAAAAGATAAAACTAAAGCTGGATACTGGGCTTGTAATCTACCTAAATTTGGTCATTTATGGGGTGGGAAAACAACCAATTCGTATTGGTAAAAAATTACCATTAAACTATATAATTATTACCATTTTTTAATCTTATTAAGATATTTATTATTATGGATATCTATAAAATAACTAATATTATAAATGGGAAAATATATATCGGTAAAGATACTACATCAAACCCAAATTATTATGGTTCGGGTAAATTAATAAAATTGTCAATAAAAAAATATGGTAAAGAAAATTTTACTAAAGATATTTTAGATGTGAGTGATGATTATAATGAGTTATCCGATAAAGAAAAATATTGGATAAATTTTTATAAATCAACAGATCGTAATATTGGTTATAATATATCATTTGGTGGTGATGGTGGTAATACATTAACAAATCATCCGAATATTAATCAAATTAGAGAAAAAATAAGTAAAAATAATTCAAAAAAAGGAAAAACTTATGAGGAAGTATTTGGTTTTGAAAAATCTAAACAATTTAAAGATAAATTAAGATCCCATATTCATAAATCAATTTTAAGTGAGGAATCTATAAAAAAACATAAAGAAAGATGGAATTTATATAGAGAAAATCTTAAAAATAGATGTGAATTCATTAAAAATGAAATCAAAAAAGGTAATGTAGATAATTACATTGATGAGTTACGAAAAATTAGATCAAACACTAGTACTAATATTTTTAAAAGTAAAGAATCCTTTTATGAATTTTTTGGTTTTGATATAAAAAATAAAATAAATTTAAATAATAATCCAAAACCCAAAAAAGATAAAATAATTAAAAAAGTTGTGAAAAAAGATCACTCAGTAATTATAGATAATTCAATATATGAATCCACAAATAAAGCATCCATTGAATTAGGTTTATCTAGAAGTTTAGTTAAATATCGATTGAAATCCCCGTTATATCAGAATTATAAATATAATGATGAAACTAAAAATAAAAATATTACTAAAGAACCTTATCAAAATAATAGAAAAAAAATATCAATAGATGGTATAATTTATGATTCAATTAAAGAATCTTCCACTAAGTTAGATATCCCAACACATTCAATTTATCATAGATTAAAATCAACATCATATCCTGATTGGTTTTATATTAATAATAAAGAAAAAATTTTTATGGGTGAAAAAAAGAAAAAAAAAGTTATGGTTTTAGGTGTTATTTATGAATCAATTGCAGATGCAACTAAAGGTTCCGGTATAAATAGAGAATTAATAAGATATAGATTAAAAAACGATAAATTTGTAAATTATAGATATATATATAAATATGGAAAATTTACCATTTGATGAATATATAAATGATGGTGTTAAAACCAGAACATTCAACAAAGATGTTGATGAACATGAACTTATGTGGCATCGAGATGAAAGAAATCGTGTTGTAAAAATTGTTGAATCGAATGGTTGGAAATTACAAATGGATAATGAATTACCTTTAACATTAAAAAAAGGGGATAGATTAACTATCCCCTCCGGTGTATATCATAGAGTGATTAAAGGTAATGGTGATTTAATTATTATGATTAAAGAGTTTTAATCATTTCATTACCAAATAATCAACGAACAAAAAGGATTCTATTATTGACGGATTATTACCGGATTAAGATATTGTATCTCAGAATCAATTTTTTTCTTCATGTTTAAATATTTCTATTTGTCTTTTAACCATTTCTATTACTGCATATGCAATAACCTCACTTGGTTCCATATTGTCTTCGGGAAAATCAGATTTTTGTTCTTCCAACCATTTCAATATCTTGTCATAACATTCCATTTTTTATTTTTTCATTAACTATAAATAATTATTCTTGGATGTTCAAGTGGTAATAATTAAATTTTCATTATATTTATGAATATGAAAATTAGAGATATTATTAAAACCATTTTGACTGAAGATAATAGAATGAGAAATGTTATTCGTTTTATTGTTAGGGATATTATTAAAGTATTTAAGGTAAATAATTTTGGTGAATTTCACTTACCTGAATATTTTGAAGATCGAGATGAGATGGTATATGAATTTACTCATTTTTCCGAACCATTTAGTGTTGAATTAGTTATGGAAGAAGGTGATAATGGTTATGACCTTGATGCTAATTTTTATAGAGATGAGAATGTTATTGAAATTAAAATAATTTATAATCCTGATGAGAAAAATTCAATAATGTATGAATTAATTGGTGAATTAAACGAGATTGTTGCACATGAATTAAGACATAATTATCAAAGACATACCGGTAGTCATAATTTGGATGTTGAGGAACCTGAAAGTCCTTATGAATATTACACACAACCTCACGAATTGGATGCTCAAGTTTTTGGGTTTAAACGATTATCAAAACTAATTAATAAACCATTTGATTATGTTGTTAGAAATTGGTTTGATACCCACAAAAATATTCACAGATTATCTGATGATGAAAGTGAAAAAGTTATTGAACAAATATTTAATTATAGAAAATAATTAAGATCTAAATCTTTTAATAATTTTTGTAATTAATTGTTTCAATAAAACACTTGAAGTTGTTATAACACCATAAGAAATCAATCTTTTCACAATTTGATTAATATCTGAAGTGTCAAGACCTTCTTGTGACATATTATATAATGTTGGTAGAATAGGTATTAAAAATGTATATGCCATCATATTAGACATACGACCCATTGTGATGTTTAAACTTTCAACAAATTTTAAAAATGTTTCTTTTAAATTACCTGTGATTGATAATACTTCATTGAAAAGATCGATAAGACCTTTTTCTTTAATTACATCCAATAAATCTCTCAATATTTTTTTATTCGATGAATAATATGTTGCAATTGCACCTGTAATAACTAAAGATATATTTGCGGTTGTGAATTCAGGATGTTTATCTTGAATAAATTGAGAAACCGGCATCATCAATCCACCCAATGTTGTACCCCAACTTAACATAAACCCAAAATCAAGACCTGTTTGTTCTTTAGTTTCGGAAAAAACTTTAGTTGTAAACTTAGTTAAATTTTTTAACATATTACCAATATTTGAAGATATCTCTTCATTAATGAGTAATTTATTTTGATTTTCTGTAATTATTATTTTCATAACTTATTCTAAACGATAAATATATATAACTTTGAAAAATTGAAAAATATAACTATAATTATATTTATGAATATGAGAAAGTTAGAATATAATCCTGAATTAAAGAATGGAGATAGAGTTATCTGTATTAGAATGGATGATGAATACTCGGCAGTACCTATGGGAATGGGAGGTACTGTAAAAAATAAAGTTAATATTTTTGGTGAAACACAATATGAGGTTAAATGGGACAATGGTTCAAATTTGAGTCTTATTTCAGGTGTTGATAGATGGGTAAAGGAAGATGATTTCAAGAATAGAAAAAAACAAACTGATGAGTCTATTGTTTTCACAATTACCAAAGGTGAATTAATTAAAGAAAATTTTTATAGGAATATTTAACAACTTAACGATATTTATAATTAAAAAAAATTATGGCACAATATTTTTTCGGTATAACTAAGGAGGAAAAAGAAAATATCCTTAACCAACATAAAACAATCTATGATGGGTATGTTACTGAATATGCTCAAGGTGATAATAAACAACCATTATATATTCAAGATTTTGCTAACGACAAAGAAGGTATAACAGTATCTAATAAAGGTGATGTTAAACCATATACAAATACTAATATTAATGAATCTGATTTACCATTAGATATGATCGGTGATGGTGAGAATGATTTAGTTAATGGTACTGTGGATCTTGAAGATGAGATGGAATATATTTCATTGGGTTCTGAGGATATCTGTGAAGAGTGTGGTGAAATGGAAGAGGGATTTGACTCACCGAGAGAAAAACATTATTTTAAAGATTATTCTGAAAAAGAATATAGAAAATTCCCAAAAAATCCTATAGCGACGGGAATTAGTGATCCTGAAGGAACTGAGATATTACCGAAAAAAGATGAGAATGAATTTGACGAATTTGATTTTTTTGATGAAATAGATGAAGATTTGCTTCCTGAGTTTAAGGAAAAATTAAACGAATCTTTGGATATGTTTAAACGATTTAAAAAATATAATTAATAAGAATTAATATTAATTGTGGAAGTTTCTGAAATCATATCATATTATATTCATGAACAAACAAGAAATTTGGAAGTGTCATTTAGATTGGTGAATGATGATGAAGATGAGGTTAGAAATGATTTAATCAGTTTGGATGATGCTGAAGAATTTGGTTACAATCTTATTCAAGATGCTTTTGATTTGTTTGATGATGACAATGATGATGATGACTTTTTTGATGATGATTTTGAATCTATTGATGAAGATATATTATTAACATATTTAAATGAATATTATATTGTAAATCCTGACAGATTACCAAAACCTGAATTATTCTAATTATGGACCAACCCTTGTCATAACATAAGTAAATGACACATCAGATCCGGAACTACCATCAGCCCATTGACCTGTAGTTCTTAACACTAATGATTCAGCACCATCTTCAATAATTTTTAATACTAAAGAAGTTCCTTTATATAACATCTTAATATAACCTAAATCATATTGTGTTATTTGACCAACAACATAATAAGGGTATTCTTCATTCCATTTCGTTGATCCTCCAACCAATTTAACGGGTTTAAATCTCATCATACTATAATCAATACTAATTGATGTGAAACCAACATTAACCGAATCTAATGGTGATATTCCATTTGGATTTACAAATTCATCACCAGGGTAATAAACCATATCATCAGATGTTGTACTACCATCAATTTTTTGATAAGTAATTTTATCAATTCTATATTCACCTGATAGACTTAATAATGGGGGTTGTTCGTATTTAACACAAGAAGTTAATGTTAAAATAAAAATCAATAAATAAAATAAACTTTTCATATTTTTTTAAACTTTAATTATAAAGACAAAGATAATATAATTTTACGATTATACAAGTATTTATATATTGTATGGAAACTAATTTAGACGAACTAATTTTCTTAATGAAAAAATTCACTTATTCCGAATCTAATGATGGTGAAATTGGTGAACAAGAAGATACATCAGCACCAACAGGTGGTGGTGAAGGATATCCGACTGTAACTAAATGGGAAACAGGTCTTGTCAGAAGTAATGCAAATACAATCGATGATAAAGTGACTTGGAAATCATTAAATAAACTAGTTAGAGGTAAGGCGAATACGTTATTATGAAAAATCCTGATGATATATTAAAGAAGATTCTTTTGAATATGAAATATGATTCAAAGATGTCTTTAAAGGAAAATTATAATTTATTATTAAATGAACAAAAAACTTATTACGATAAAACGGATAATAAAATTCATATAGATTATAATAATAATGAAAGATATGTATGGGATCCAAAAAATGGATGGTTTATTGTTAATAATGATAATACATTAACATCTTTGGATGATAATGAATTATTAAAAAAATTAAGGTCAGTTTTTAAAAACTCAGGAATTGGTTTAAATTATTATATTAAAAATAAAGAACAAGGCGATAAATTTAGAAGATGGGTTATAAGTAAAGATCCTAGTTTCGCTAAATCTATTAATTTATCACCGTCGGGTGAATACAATAACGATTATATATATAAGGCTTGGTCTAAATATGGTGAAAATTATAAAGAATTTTTAAAATCAAAATCACCTTCGTCCGTTAATTTAACTAAGTTGAAAGAAGATTTAAAATCTAAAGGATTTGAAGTTAAGGGTAATAACATTTATCAGGTTCAGGCATACGCTGCTTTAACAGCGACTAAAAAATTAAATGATAGAATTTCTAAAAATATGGGAGGTAAAAATTTTACCAAACATAGTGTTTGCGTAACTAAAGTGGGTAGTACTTGTCCTCCTGACACATATTTAAATTTCAACGCATTTGATCTTAATATGGCTAAGAAAATTAATCAAGTTACCGATACTGATCCTAAATCAAAAGGTTGGAAACCAACACAATATACTTTTTTGACTAATTTTTATTTTGATTGGGGTAAAATAATTGAAGATTATAAAAAAGCCTTTAAAAATGATCCTAAAGCTTATAGATCTGAATTATTTCCTGATGGATGGTGGAATTGGTTTACTCATTATTGGGGCACGGATGATTTGAATGAAATTACAACACATCCCGAACCTCAAAATGTTAATGTTACGACAAAAAATAAATACGAACATAAATTTAGTTTATGGGATTTAAATGATGCTCATGAAACAACTTCATATATAGAATTGGGAACTTTAATACTTGGTTTAATACCATCACCATTATCACCATTTTTACTTGGAGCTTCAACCGCAGCTGGTTTAACTGATGCTGGTTTATATTATGTTCAAGGTGACAAATATATGGGAACAATGATGTTAGCTTTAGAGATAATACCAGGTGGTGAATTCATTGATGCGTTTAAAAGTGTTGGTAGATACGGTAAAATTACCAAATTAGGTAAAGAAGGGACAAAAGAAATTATTGAAAAAGGTATTAAAAATGAATTGAGGGACGAAACTGAAAAAAGATTATATAAAGAAGTAACATCCGAATTGAAACAAGGTGCTGATCAAGTAATATCTAAAGAAGCTAAAAATCAAATGGCGAAAAATGTATCAACAAAATTGTTAGATAATTTCAAAAAAATGGGTGGTGACTTAAATAGTTTTTTTGAAATTATACCTTTAGTTTGGAAGATATTAGGTAAAATTCCTCAAACTCTTATTAAAGTAGGTGGAACAGCTTGGACTACAGATCAATTATATTTGGCTTTATATGGTAGAGATGAGGATAGACAAAATTCTGATATAAGAACATTATATTATTTA